GTTTATATTTAAAAAGATTTACAAGAAATAATAAGCTTGCCAAACCATATGAATTTTTTCTGTCATTGAAATTATCTATTAAATTTTCTAAATCACGACTACTTTTATTATTTAATCTCGTTTTACTATTAGGAATATAATTATAGACACGCCCTCCGTGAGCAGCTAAGTTTCGGTATTCGAGACAAATGAATAAAGTATCAGTCATAAGGTTGATTACGGAGTCCATTTGAGCAATATCAGGAGGAACTCCATAAATTTTGCAAACAAAGTCTATTTTTTGTTGTTTTTTAAATAAACGAATAAAGTTTACTAATGTGCTTAAATATGTATCTTTAAATAAAACCCACGGAGGGACGCAATCATAAACATCGCGGTAGTATTTTATTGGATCTCGATTACTTTTGGCTACTTTCTTTTTTAAATCATTAAGAATGCTAGACAATGAAAAACGAGAGTCCTTTACAAAGCGATCTCTATAATTATTAAAATTTAAATAAGTTTCTGGGTTAGTTCCAAAATATTTTGATATTATTTCTGCGCTTATGGCGCGAAGATGTTCTTCCAAATCTAACATTGCAGTCATTATAGAATTTCTAAGAACATGATCCAACTGAAAAAGAGAAAATATTTGCTCAAAGGAAACGCCGGGCATATATTTTTTCTCGTCAGTGCAATCAGGACGTAGATAAGGTTCCTTGTAACTGTTTATAATATTATAATATCCATAAGTCTGAAGCGCCATTTTGGCAAAATCCATATTGTTAATGGTCAAATCTTGTGATATTAATTTTGACAATTGTTCTTCAGGGGTTGCGAATAAAAACTCTTTTTTCATAAAATCTCCTTATAACAAAAAAAGCCCGAGTATAAACTCAAGGCTTTTTTGTGACCGGACACCAGTCATTTGCTAATTAGCTACATTATATCATATGCAGAAGCCTTGTCAAGTATTCAAGTTTAATTTAGTAATTTAATTTCTCAAGAATTATTGAAAATCCTTTAATCTCAATTCAATCATATTTTTATGACATCCAAATAATCTAGAAAACTGTTCGGTGGTAAAATCTAAATGCTCCTCAATATCAGAATCCTGGATAAGGAGGCGAAGCTGCTGGAATTTAATAAAATACGGCATTGTAAACGTTTGGTCTTTTGTCAGCAAAATCTGATAAATCTTCTAATTCTTCTGGCAATTCGCCGAAATAGTAGTAAGTATCATTTTTATCGAGATCATTAATTTCACCATCTTCGTTTTCATATTCATAAGTTCCACCTTGTTTGACATGAGCTGAAATACTAATGGATTCACCTGCTAAGCTATATCTGTAATTTGTTAGCTCATAAACGTAAACAATATAATTGTCAGCAAAAAAGACCCTTTTTAAAAGTGATAAATCTTCACTATCAAAATCATTCTGCTCGCTGTAAACAGAAACAAAGGTATGTAATGGTCTGTCAGTAACTCCAAAAGCTTCATTTTCTTCGTTTTTAAACCAATAAAGTTCTTCTTCTGACATAGAATTCATGTCAAAGTATAAAGCTACAAGAAGATTCTTGGAATATTCAACGGGATATTCGTAGAATTCAACAGAATCAAAAGCAAATGATGTTTCGTTATATTCTATTTTGCGAGGAAATTTTTCAAATGTGTAAGTGTTTCCATGATCCTCTGTTCTTACTTCTGTCCCGTCTTCTTCCACATACCCTTCGGAAGATTTGTCAAACGAACATCCTAAAAAAGTAAATGAAAATAAAGTCAATAAAATGGTGCATAAAATTTGTTTTTTCATATGAATTCTCTCTTTCCCCTGCAAAACTATTACATTACGCCACATTTATATAAACGCTGAAGCGATTATATTATTTAAAATCTTTCAATCTCAATTCTATCATCTTCTTATGATATCCAAATAACTTGGAAAACTGTTCAGTAGTAAAATCTAAATGCTCCTCAATATCGGAATCTTGGATAAGGAGATTCAGGGCAAACCGATCAGCTTCGCTCTCGAACTTATTTGTAACAAAATTTGTCCGTGTATCCATAAATATTGCATTGCTATCCTTATGTAAAAATAAGTGCCCAAGCTCATGAGCGATCACAAAAAGAAAATCTTGTTCTGACAGACGCTCATCCACATAAATAATATGATTACGCTGAAAGTAATGATAAAAGCCACGAACTCCCTCTAATGGATAGCGAATCAAAATGATGTCCATTGCCTCTATGATCTTGAGTGGATTTCTAGTGCCATATTTAAGTGCTATTTCATTCACTCGTTCTTTAATGTCCATGAGAATCAATCCTTTTTATATTTTTTAGGAGTATATTTTTCTTTATTTTTCTGTTTTGCCATTTCCATGCCTATTTTCATAGCTGACAAAATAGAGTCGATTGCCTCGGGCGAGGCGGGATCCCCATCAAACATAAGTCCTTCTTGTTTCAAAAGTGCTTCGGTATCACTCAAAATAGCTTCTATTTGTTTGGTGTCTCTTTTTGTGAGAGATGATTTGGGAGTCTGAGAATCGGATGATAATTCGGACTCTTTTTTTCCAGTCATTAGATAATTAACGGTTACACCAAAATAATCAGCAAGTTTTTGCATTTTTTCTTGTTTTGGAGTATATCTTCCTGCTTTCCAATTGCTTATTGTTGCGGTTGTAACACCTGTGGACTTACATACGCGGTATGCAGTTACTCCTTTTTCCTTACATAGCTGTTCAAAAATTTCATACATGTTATTACCTCGTGAAAAAAAATAAGTTTGAAAAAGAAGCTAAAAATATTGACAAGCTTTGAAAACGATGCTAATATACAAGCATAGCTTTGAAAAAGAAGCTAATATACAATAAAATAGCTTTGGTTTCGAATTTAACTTTGATTGACAATTTAATTATATTTGAAACCTTAGCTATTGTCAATGGATTTTTGAAAGGAGGAAGTAGTTTTGTTTTCTTATAAAAAGTATGCAAAGTTAAGAGATGAGCGAAAGGTAACAGATTATGAAGTATCTAAGAGAACCAAAGTTCAAACATCGACTCTGTCAAATTGGAAAGCAGGGAGATATACTCCGAAGTCAAATAAAATAAAAGCAATAGCAGACTATTTCGGGGTAAGTATTGAGTATTTCCTAGAATAGACAGGATGAAAATAGGAGGTAGAGCGAGATGATATGCCATAAATGCGGGAATCCAGAAATAAAGGAAGAAGATAATTTTTGTGTTGCATGTGGAGCAAAACTAAAAAAGACATGCAAATGCTGGGTATTAAAAAAAGACAACTACGATTGTGGGAAAAGTAGTTGTCCAGGATACAAAATATTAATGAAGGCAAGAAAGGCTTAAGCATTAGGATAAATGATTTTTCTTGCGGTTTCACTCATAACATCAACGAGGAGTTGATACATGGAGTCTTTTACAACTTGCCCGGCTTTCGATATTCCGTTTCTGTATTTAGCGACAGCAACGGGGGTTTCAGGAAGATCGACAAGCAAATAAGGAATCGCGTTTTTGATTAATTCTTTGGTATCATCACTAAGCTCGGTGTCTAGTGAAAGCAATTCAAGAGCGTTGTCTAGAATTTTTTGAGTCCACGGATAGGGCTCTCCGCAGTTATAACAATAGGAATCAACAGATGTTGTTCCACTAAATACAAGGGTACCGTAGTCGTAATCACCACGAATCTTAGCATTACAATTTGGACAAGCGGTTATTGTTTTTGCACCACATTTTGAACAGAAAGATTGATTTGATTCGGGATGAGAATCGAAGCAATCATTAATCAAGTGACCATTAGTACATACTTGAGCAGTATGATAATATCCCATATTAAAAATCTCCTTTCGTAATACTCGATGCTGTAGCACCTGCAATTACAGTATAGAAGAATGATAATGAAAAATCAACACAGATAAAGGAGGAAAACAAAATGGACTTTACATCCAGAGAACTGGCTTTATTAAACAAAATCATAGGCAGTGCATTGAGAAACGGTGAAATCGAATTTGATGAAGTATCTGAATCTGCTTGGAAGAAAATAGCAGATGAAATTGTAAAAAGAAATTCGTCAGGAGATGAGTGATAGCAGACTATTTTGGAGTAAGTATTGAGTATTTCCTAGAGTAGAAAGCGAGGTGATACAAGTGGAGAGAGAGGAAATCTTAAATATAGTACAAGAATTACTATGCACACTTGAAAAAAAGAAAATAACTCCTCGAGAAGCGGAAACAGTTGGATATATTTTTCAAAAAAGCATAAGAGAGAGCAATGAAAGAGAAAAAGAGAAACACATGGAAGAAAGTGTATTTTCATGGAACCCTCCTAAAAAGATAGAAGAGTTCCACTCGGCTAAGAATTAATAGCAGCTTTCAGAGTATCGGGCAATAACATATCGGCAATTTCCATTACGGTAGACAAAGATTTAAGTCCAGTCTTTTCGCAAATGGTGTGAATTTTATCCCATGTAGATTGGGGGTGTATAGAATCAAGAAACTGATGACCGTCATATGTTAATCGGTTTACCAAAAGACAATAAATAGTAGGACCAGCATAAGAAATAGAACATTTGATAAAGCCGGCTTCATTAAGAAGAACTAAGGCGTAGGCGATAGATGATTTTGAATGTTTGAGCATTTCAGAAGAACGACAAATGTTGTCTAAATCCAGATGATGAAATTCCAAGTCATCGTCTAGGACAAGCCATTTTTCTAATGTAAGAAGGGTGTCTCGGACGCAGTCTAAATCAAGAATCATAATGAAATCTCCTTTCTCTATATACTTGGCATTGGCAGATGCCTGTAATCAAAGTATAGGAGGCTAGAGAGGAAAAATCAATAAAGTGAGGTGAGAAAAAAGATGCACATCAACGAAGCTGTAAAACAAGCATTAGAAGTGGGAGGCGAGATTTATCGCGAATCAGCAAAACTGGATTGCTCTGATATATATGCAACGATTAAGCCAACGAACTCTTATGATACATGCATATTAATTGTCAAAGCGAAAAAACGCAATAAAAGAAGCAGCAGGAATTGGAACCCAACTGCAGACGATTTGATTGCAGATGATTGGCAAGTAATTAAAGAATAAGTGAAATGCAACAGGAGAAGAAAGGAGTTGCAAAGGAACAACGAAGAAAAGGCAGCAGGTAGCCTTAGTGAATAGTACATTAAAGCCCATTGTTAAAATTCCTTCTAAAATCTACTCATACACATATTCACACTTCGCTGTTCCTTTGCAGCTCCTTTAAAAGAGAGCTGCATCGCCGGAGAGGAGAAAAATAAAAAAATACAGCAAGTACAAGGGTAAGTTGTACTTGCTGTGCTACATAAGCATTAGCAGGGAGGTAATGCCATGATCACAAAAACAATAAAAAATGGAAGCGCAGTCATCAGAATAGATGATAGCTGCTGTAAAGATGTAACACCAGAAAAAGCACAAGAAAGAATCAATAATTTTGCGGCAATTATCACAAAAGCAGAAAGAGAGCAAAGAGAAAGGACGGCATAAATGAGTATTTTAGGATTTTTTAAAAAACATGAAAAAATTGAAACATATGAGAAGAGAACAGCTCCGATGGCAAAAATCATTCCGTTTCCGGAGAAAGAAAAGAAAGAAAAGAAAGGACTGGAAGAATTGAAGTTTATTGATATTACCCACCCAGTAAAAAAGAGCGCACGGTTGGGGAACCGATAATGCGCTCAAGTAATAATCCAATTTAAGTATAAAGGGAAAAAGAAGGAAAGTCAAATGATAAGGGAAAAAGCTGAGAAGATTTTGCCTGCAATAGGAATCGACATGCACTTAAAAGGTGCACAGTACATTGTATACATCATGGAACTATTTGAGGAAGGCTGGGAATGGAAAACGGTAAAAACGATGATCCTCTACGAAAAAGTGGCCAGGAAATACAAAGTGACATGCGGAGCGGTAGAGCGATCAATCAGATACGCATTCGGAGAAGCATTAAGCAGAGGAAACCTAAAAATGCTATCCAAGTATTTAGATACCACCGAAACGCAAAACAGAAAGCTACTGGAAAGCTTATATATGAATCTGATCAAATATAAAACTCCAAAAGAGCGCCTGGAAGAGACCAGGAAAGAAACAATACAAATGCTACGCTTTGTAAAGACAGAGGCAGAAAGATTGTTGGAAAATCTGGAAAAAGAAAACCCCTACGATTTGGGAGAACCGTAGGGGTAAGCTATACAGCTTTGAATAATCACCTTTAGTATAAAGTTTGTATGGCAGAATGTCAAGAAAATGAAGAGGAAAGAACCTCTTTTTAAACTTGATTAGGATATTAAACTTACGACTAAGGGAGGCAGAAAATGTACAAGAGGGATGTATGGACCTTTAGGGACTCCATGGAGGTGGAAGAGAAGCACACCGGGAGATATGGAGCACCAGGACAGAAACGAGAGAAGAAAAAGAAAGCCACTCCGGAGCAGATCAAGAAGCAGAACCAGTGGATGAAAGTAAGAAAAGTAAGAAGACTGATTAAGTGGAATTTTTCGGAAGGAGATTACTGGCTGACATTTACATACAGACCGGCAGACAGACCAAAAGACATGGAGGCGGCCAAAAAGGACATGTCAAATCTCTTAAACAGATTAAAGTATCACTACAAAAAGCAGGACAAGCAGTTAAAGTGGATCCTAAAGATGGAGCAGGGAGCAAGAGGAGCCATACATGCGCATGCGATTATAAACCGGATAGATGGAGGAGACCTACTAATTAGCAAACAATGGAAAAAAGGACGAGTCCACATGCAGCTGCTTTATGAAGAGGGAGGCTTCCAAGATTTAGCAGAGTACATTGCCAAGGTATCAGATTTGTCTCAGGGCGAGCCGTATTCCAGATCTCGGAATATGATAGAGCGCGATCCAGAAACAAAGGTCATGAAACGCAGGACATGGCAAAAGGAGATTAAGCCTCCAAAAGGCTATTATGTGGACAAGACCTCCGTTGTGGAGGGAATAAATCCAGTAACCGGATACCCATATAGATACTACACATTAATCAAGATAGGGGGGGATACGAGTGTACAAGGTAAACATATACATCGAGGCGGATAAAAAAGCGCCGCAACGATTAGAAAGAAGATACTGCTTCCTCCTGGAGTACATCCGCAAAGACGGGAGGACAGAAACGAGATTTACTCTTAGATCAGTCAGATCAACCTATAACGAGGCAGTGTTAAAGGCGACAGTTGAGGCACTGGGAAAATTAAATAAAAATTGCCAAGTTGCGATTTATACAGACAATGACTATGTAAAAAGTATGTATGAGACGGAGTTGGACAAGTGGGAGCAGAAAGATTTTAAAGCAAGGACTGGCAGGGACATCGCCAGCCGGGAAGAATGGCAGGCGATTAGTGCGTACAGACGGCAGCATGTGATTAGATTTTTTGAGAGCGACAAGGAGCACACCAATCAGCTTCGTGAGGAGATGAGAGCATGCAAAGTGAGTTAGAAACTGCCTGGAAAGAAGCCAGATCCATGTATGACGGAGCTGACAGAGGAAAATACATAGGGGAAGAGCGGGTAAGGGGTACTACTTACTACTTTTACTATAACGGTAAGGAATATCTGTACGAAACAGATTACGACCGAAAACAAGAGGAAAAGAGGAGAAAACGCGATGAAGAAAGAAGAAAGACTAAGACGAGAAGGTATGGCTTACGCGCTTAGAGTAGCAAAAGAAAAAGGAATTGAAGCATTGGAAAGTGACATGAAAGCAAGAGGAATCTTAGAGTTACCGTTGGCAATGAAAAACTATGATGGTATGAGGGAACTTTATAACATGCTTGCAATGAGGATTGTATCCACAATCAAAACTACTACACTGTGGACGCTATATGACAAATACGGCTGGCGAAAGAAGAGAATCGGAGACTTTGAAAAGGAATTAAATAGAGTCTGTGCCGACTGTTTAGAATTGGACCGCTTTGGAGGGAGCTATGTGAGAGTAAGCGACTATGCAGCAGAACTCAAGGAAACATGCGATGTAGACCTCAATTTTGAAATCTTAAGTCAGATTGACGAGGAAAACACCAAAGCAAGAGGACAATATATATCGGTTGAGGCGGTAGCGGAAATCCTCAGAAATGCAGGATTGGACGAAGTGGCAGACGAAATCATTAGAAAGGTGGAGGAGAACAGATGAAAATTACAAGCATCGTAAATTTAAAAGGCGGCACTGGAAAGACGACCACCAGTGTGGCCATGATCGAACTCCTCTCCAGGAAAGAGAGGGTACTGGGGATTGACAACGATAAGCAAGGAAATCTCTCCCAGGCATTTAAAAGATACACTCCGGAGCGCATGATCGGAAGCTCCGTCATGCTTTTGACCGGAAAAGCGAAGGGAAACATCATGCTTACCGACAATCCTTGCATAGACATCATCCCATGCAATATTTACATGGAGCAGGCAGAAAAAGAAGTGTTACTCGGAAATGTAGCGCAGCATGATCGCTATCAAAAGGCACTGTCTCAGCTGATAGGATATGAGCGCTGCATAATAGACAACCCTCCGGATATCGGAATGAATGTGATCAACGCTCTGATCGCATCGGATGAGATAATAATTCCAATTAATCTGGACAATTACTCCCTGGACGGAATGATCGAGATGATGAATCAGATCCAGAACATCACAGAGATCAACCGAAAAGCCAACCTCACCGGAATCTTAATCACAGACTTTGAAAAAACCGAAGCTGCACTGCAAGCCGAAGAATGGCTGCGGAAAGAATATGGCAAACGAATCTTTAGCATAAAAATACGGCATTCCCGGCAGGCAAAGGATGCAACGCTCTGCCAAGTGCCGGTAACGCAGTACTCTTCCCGGTGCGGAGCCACCCAGGATTATAAGAAGTTTATCGAGGAGTATCTAAGGAGGGAGAGATAATGGGATTTAATGTACTGGACACATTAAACAGCAAGAGTAGGCAGCAGGCGCAGACCGGCCAGTTAAGTAATTGGTACGCAAACATGACCTACGAGGAGACCAAAGCCGGAATCCGAGACGGAATCACCAAGATCAAGGAGTCTTTTGTGGAGGTTGGGTATTATCTCCGCAAAATCCAAAGGACAGAGGAGTATAAAGCAGACGGATACAAAGACATCTGGGAGTTTGCGGATCAAGAATATGGACTGCACCGCAGCACCGCCAGCCGATGGATGAGCATAAATCAAGCATTTAGCCAAAACGGGGAAAGCCCATACCTAAAAGAGGAGTATCGGCGGTTTAGTAAGAGTCAGTTGCAGGAAATGCTTTACCTGGAGGAGGACACCCGGCAGCAGGTCAAGGAAGACATGACAGTAAGGGAAATCAGAGAGCTGCGGAAAGAGGAAAGCATTGAAAATACAATGCAAGAAGAGATTCCGGGACAAATGGAAATACACGATTATCCGGAAGTAGTAGAGGGAGTGACCGAAGAATCTTTCCGGGAGACGCAAACAATCACAGAAGAGCAGCAGGAAGAACCTCGGGAGGAGATAATCGAAGCAGAATACAAAGAAGCATTTCCGGTTTTGAAGAACAAAGAAGAGAGGGAAGCGTTTTTGAACGATTACCACAAGTGGCCAGTATGGTGCAGAAACACCTACACCGAAGAAACATTTTACCGATACGACCTTCCGGATGGATCTGCGATAATCGTAAAAGAGTATCCTTACACCAGTTGGAAAGGAGAAAGCGAAGGGAAAGAAAAGTATCTCTTAAAGCCGGACACAAAGCATTTTGCGGATGGGAAAAGAAATACCACCGCCCTGATCGAGCACCTAAAGGAGGTTGGAAAGTGTCGGAAATGATGTTCCCGAAGCCGGGAAAAAGAAAAAAGACCAAAAAGAAGACAAAATCTATCATGCACAAAAAAGACGGAACATGCTATTTATGCTGCCTATCTGGAAATTACAGAAAACATGCTTGCGTGCAGGAACACCATGTCTTTCCAGGAGCGGACCGGCAAAACAGCGAAGAAACCGGATTGAAAGTATACCTTTGAGTGCGACATCACACCTCCGGTCCGGAGGCGGTACACAACAATAAAGAAAATGATCTGATCTTAAGGAAACTCGCGCAGCAGGCTTATGAACGTAATCACACCCGAGAGGAGTTTAGAACAAAGTTCCAAGAGGATAATTTGACAGGAATTGTGGATAACACACCGGAACCCAAACAGGAAAAGTGGACAGATGGATTTCATTTTCTCGATGAAGCCTTATGATCTAAGGATTTAATATATCACGCAGTAACTCATTAACCTATCGGAGGCGGGGCAGATCGCCCCTCAGAAAGGAGCCGGAAATGAAACGAGACAAAGCGGTAAAGAAGATATTGGAAAAGGGGAAGCCCTGGCAGAGGTTGGTATTAATGCACCTGATGCGGGCAAGAATGGATTTCGCCCTCTCTGCGGAAGAAGAGAGAGCGCAGGAAGAGATAGAAAAGATTATAAATAAATTTATAAACAAGGTAATAAAGGAGATTGGCAGTGAAGCTTGATATACCACCACACAAGAAACGCTGCGAAAAGTGCAAATACAGCGTAAAACTGCAATCCACAGTCCTCTGTGACTACCTAGAAAAGACCGGTCACAGAAGAGAATGCGATGCAGAAACATGTACAAAATTTGAATCAAGAAGGAGAAAGAAAAATGATTAAAACAGAAAGAGGAACAATAGAAATCAAAGGAGACTTATACGAGACATTAGCGGATTATGGAGTAATCACGGTAGCAGTGAGGGAAGCGCTGGAAGAGACTATAGGAAAAGAAAGAGCCGAAGAAGAGATGCAAAAAGCAATGCAATTATCGCGAATGAGCGAAGAAGAAAGAGATAAATACTTTGCAAAGGAAATAGAAATGAAAGCAGAACGGGTTGCAGAAAGTATCCGAAAAATAATTGCAGAAATAAAATGAGAAGAGCCAGACTGGTGGGAAGAGCCGTGTGGCTCTTTCCGGGCAGAAGCCGATAAGAGGATATGGAAGGAGAAAGAGAATGATTTGGATCAAAGAAGGAAATATAGAAATAGAAGGAACAGTGGAGGAAGTCAGAGCAGATTACACCATAATAACAAAAGCAGTAAGGAATAGTCTGGCCAAAATGATTGGAAAGGAAAATACTGATAAAGAGTTGGATAAAATGGTGGCATTGGCCAAAATGGAAATAGATGACTTGGTGGAGGCTTGCTCGAAAGGAGCGACACCGGAGGAAAAAGAAGAACTGAAAAGAATACTGAAGGAAGAGACGGGAGAAGATTAGAAAATGGAAACAAGGATGGACAGAATCACAACCAGAATGATGGAGCACATCTGCGATAATCTCTGCAAGTATCCAGATCAGCTGAACGAGGAAGAATTAGAAGAGAAATGCGCAGAATGCAAGATGGGAAAATATGTATGCGACATCTTAAACCATCACAACAAATGCAAAGAAATCTGCGAGGAGTGTACAGATTGCAGATGGCAGCAGTTAAATGGCGGCACTTGCAAAGGCGGTAAAGCAAGATGCGGGCAGTTTGTTAAAGAAAGGGCATAAGAAGATGGAGAGATTAACAATTCCGGACGAGAAAATCGATGGAGGAATGAAAAGAACTTGTGTTGATAGCAGAGAAGTAAAAAAATATGCCATGACATTATACTGGGCGCTAAAAAAATATGAAGATACCGGACTTACACCAGATGATGTGAAAATGTTAAAGGGATTGCATGAGCCGAAGAAAGTAGAATATGAAGGAGGTTATATTGACAATGGTTTTACCAAATACCGAATGGCAAAATGCCCTAATTGCGACAGATGGCATAGCAGTAGAGATGAGATTATCTATTGCTCAAAATGTGGACAGAAATTAGATTGGAGCAAAGAAGATGAACAGAGAAATCCTTTTTAAAGCGAAGATAAAAGATAATGGCGAATGGGTGGAAGGTTATATGGTCAAATATCCTTCTGGAAAAGTAGAAATTTTTAAAAAATGTGTAGAACCACCTGATGTTTTACTGCGATGCGAAGTTGATCCGAAGACTATCTGCGAGTATACCGGATTGAAAGACAAGAACGGCAAGGAGATTTGGGAGAATGATATTATAAGTATTCATGCATATTCTTACTATGAACCAGAAGACGATTACTTTGGAGTTGTAAAATATTGCGTAAAAGATGCTTGTTGGGCTTTAAAGAACAATGAGAGGTTTGATGAGATTATATGTGAATGCTTTGGGAGTTACACAACAGAGATTATTAATCATGGAAACATTTTTGATAATCTAGAGTTGTTGGAGGTGAGATAATGAAAATCATTGATAAATCAAGAGGCGGAACAAAAGAATTTAAATATCTAAGATTAGAAGATATTTTCCGATGGGACGGAAGGCTATTTATGAAAGTTACCAATCGTTATGATAGTTATTATCCAAACGCCTATGATTTTGATAAACATGTATTAACAGATTTTGAAGAGGAAACAGAAGTAGAAGCTATTCCGGCAGAATTGATTTTGCATGAGAAAGGGTGGTCTGAATAAATGAACGTACTAGAGAAGATTTTGGAAGAGATAAGAGAAGTTGAAAAAGAATACGTAACCGGACATAAGGTGTTATATGCATTAGGCGCTACGGGAATGGCAACTGAAATCAGCAATATCATCCGCTCTCACATAGATGAAATCCCAAACTGTGAAGGATGCAGCAGGAGAAAGTGGTATCAAAAAGGATTTGAGGACGGAAAGAAAGACAGTGACTGGATTCCGGTAGAAGAGAAACTTCCGGAAAATTTAGAAAAAGTACTTGTTTGGTATGAGTATTTCCGGTATGGAGAATATAATTGCATGTTTGAAACATTTGGTATTGGGTGGCAACTAGATGGGCATTGGAGCGGAGATGTTAGCGGTACGAAAGCACGATGCATAGCATGGCAACCACTTCCGAATTCATATATTAAGAGTCCAAAATAGACACACCTTTTGCATTATAAGCAGCTTGCAGGAATGTATGTATCATATCAGTGGTCATCACCATTCCTTCGGGGATTTGAAAGGAGAATGGATTGTCTGGAATGGAAAGAAATTCTTGGTACAGTAAAAATGTTTCATAAGACTGATATTTTTGATAATCGAACATAGAAATGCCTCCTTAGATAAAAAAGAATTGATAAACCAATTATAACATCCAAGGAGGCAGCAGTAAAGGAGGGAAACGATGAATAAAGAAGGATATAAAGATCCAACAGCAGACAGAGCGATCGCGCATGCAGAACACATCCCAAAGCATGTGAGACAAGTATTGGATCTGCTGGAGCAGGCAGCAGGAATCGCTGGATTCCGGATCAAGAGCATAGAGATCCAAGATCGGGCTACAAAAGAAAGGTTCAGACGGCGCGGATGAAGAGGAGAGTATAAAGAGTTAAGTGTCGCGGAGTATTTAACAAGAAAGGGGCTAAACATTGGACAAGGCAATATTAGTTGAATACACGGCAATGAGAGAAGAAATAAAAGATATAAAGAGGAGAATAAGAACTCTTGAAAAAGAAATAGAAAATATAACAGTAGTATCCGATTCCGTGAAAGGAACACGACCAGACGGAACGTATGGAAGCATTAAGATTACAGGTTATCCATTTCCGGAAGAGGTTAAAAAGAAAACGTACCTGAAAAGATATAAAAGGAAATTGGAAGAAAAGGAAGAAGAACTGTTGGAGCTGATGACAGAAGCAGAAGAGTACATTGAGAGTATTCCAAAAAGTGAACTCAGAATAATGTTTAGGATGTATTTTATAGACGATATGACATACATACAAGTAGCAGAATACATGAATAGAATATTTCCCAAACGGAAAGTAAAGTACACGGATGAGAATGTAAAGAAAAGAATCCAAAGATTTTTCGAAAATTTTGAAAATGTCCCACAATGTCCCGAAGAAAAGTAGTAATATGTTATTGCTACAAAGTAACTACTTCGTGAATTTTAACTCTTACCCGAGGCGACCGAGAAAAGGTTGCCTCTTCTCACGTTACGGATACTTAATTCAGGGGCAGAAACACCAGCTCATAACTGGTAAGTCATCGGTTCGATTCCGATAGTATCCACTTAAATTTAGTAAAACTTACCTGAAAAGTATTGACATATGGTAAACCATATGTTATTATATACTTGTAAGGAGGTGAGAAACAGATGAGCAAAAAGAAAAAGAAGAAAAAGAAAAACTCCATAGATTGGATTGAAGTGCTAGTTCAAACAATCACAGGAGTTGTTTCTGGAGTGATAGCCGGAATTATTACTTGGCTAATCACAAAATAATGAAAGGCAAGAGGGGATAAAACCTCTCTTGTTAAATAAAATATAACACGATTGTTCATCTGTGTAAAGCTATGAGAATAGAAATAATTGTAGCGGTTGTAGTTGCAGTGGTTGCTGGATTAGTTGGGAAAAAAATATATCGGAAGTGGAGGGGTGAACATGCCAAAAGGTAATCCGACTCCACAAACAATAGCATCAGAGAAGTACCAGAAGAAAGCTGGCTGGATGACAAAGGGGTTCAAACTGAAAAGAGAATTAGTAGAACAATTTGAATCTGCCTGCAAGGAAGCGGGAGTCAGCCAAGCTGGAAAGATAAGCGAACTGATGAAAGAATTTATTGAAGAAGTGAATAGCAAATAACAGTGAAGCATCTGGCGAAAGCCGGGTGCTTTTCTACGTCCTGAGCAAATGACAGTAAAAGGCTCTAGGCAAATGCCTATGTTGTGCGATGTAGCACAAGGAGGATGACATGATATATAAAAGGTGCAGCAGATGCGGAAAGAGGATTCCATCCGGCAGCAGGTGCGATTGCCTGAAGCTGAGACATAAGGAGTATGACAAGTACGGTAGAGATAAGAAGAGCAAACAGTATTATGACAGCAAAGAATGGGAACAGACCAGACAGAATACGTTGGAACTGGATGACGGCATTGATGTCTATCTATTTATGACAGAGGGAATCATTGAGATTGCAGATACAGTACACCATATTGTTCCATTGAGAGATGATTGGACAAAGAGAAATGATGTGGACAATCTGATGAGTCTGCATCATGATACGCACAGCAAAATCGAACAGATGTACAGAAAAAATAAATCTAACATGGAAAAAGAATTGAAGGAGATGCTGAAGCAGTACAGAAGCTTCAGGGAGGGGTGGTCGAAAAAGTTTTGAGAAATCTCTTACGACCGCACTAGCCGTCCACTGTGCGAAAATCTCCGAATAAAAAATAAAAGTGGTAAAAATGAAAGGAGGAGATTGTTCCGATGGGGAGAAGAAGAAAACCAAAAGACATGCAAAAGTCCCATCTTACGCTGGCTGAAAAGGAACGGCGCGAGGAAGAGGAACGTGTCGTTACAACGGGCAATGAACAGTTGAAAACTCCTCCGGAATGGCTCTTTAACCGCGTAGCAAAGGCTGAATGGCGCCGAATTACGAAAGAATTACAGAAGATAGAAGTAGTTGGAAATCTGGACAGAGCGAATCTGGCTGGGTATTGCAATGCCTACGCTGCATATCGAGATGTAACAGAAAAATTGAAAGATCAGGACTATTGCATTGAGAGGGAAACGAGAAACGGAACCATGATTGTCAAAAACCCATTGCTGTCTATACAAAAGGAATATGCGGAGGAAATGCGGAAATTTGCGGCACTTTGCGGAATGACAGTAGATGCCAGACTCAAAGCAGCAGTTGTTAAAGTGGATGAAAGAAATATGCAGATCGAAGAAAAGTTTGGAGAGATCTAGTGAAGAATTATAAAGAAATAAAAGAATATGCGAAAAAGTGTATCTCTGGCGAAATCATAAGCTGTAAAAAGCATAAATGGGCTTGCCAGAGATTTTTAAAAGATGCAGAAAAATTTGAAACAGATCCGGAATATCCATACTACTGGAACGAAGACGCTGCACAAAATATTGTAGACTGGTTTGCATTGTTGCGGCATTCAAAAGGGATTTTAGCAGGAAAGCCTATTTTACTGACAGAATGGCAGCGATTCAGACTTTGCCAGCTGTATGGATGGAAAAAGAAAAAGAATGGAATGCGCCGCTTTAAGAAAGCATTTACAGAGGTGGCAAGAAAAAATGCAAAATCTCAGGAGGAAGCAGGGATCGCTTTATACGAAATTGCGGTCACAGCCACGAAAAACAGGGAAGTGTGTGAAGTTTATACAGCTGGTGTAAAAAGAGATCAGTCTAAAATCGTATTCAATGAGGCAGATCTGATGCTCAGAGGATCACCGCTAAGAGAAAAATTTGACGTGACAAAGGTAATGATTACACACACGAAAACAGGCAGCTTTATCAAACCACTTAGCAAAGAAGACGGAAAGTCCGGAGATGGAACGAACCCGGCAGCTTTGATCGTAGATGAATACCATCAGCATCCAACAACAGAGTTTTATGATCTGGGACTTGGAGCAAATACAAAAGAGCCGTTACTAATGATTATTACAACGGCTGGAGTGGATCTGACCTATCCGTGTTACACGATGGAATATACCTATTGCTCAAGAATTTTGGATCCATCATCTGATGTAGAAGATGAGGAATATCTGGTAGACATCTGCGAAATGGATGCGGAAGATTATACCGATGTAGAAAAGCTCGGCAATGAGAACCTGTGGCATAAGGCAAATCCGATCCGAATGACTTATGAAGATGGACAAGACAAAATCCGGGGAGAATACAAGATTGCAAAAGAAATTCCGGAACACATGACAGCGTTTTTGACTAAGTGTCTGAATGTATGGGTGCAGGCGCAGGAGAATGGATACATGGATATGGCAAAATGGAAAGCCTGCCAGGTTGATGAAATTCCGATTGATACTAAGGGAATGAGTGTATATGTAGGCTTTGATATGTCGGCAAAGATTGACTTGACATCGGTTGCGTTTATCATTCCATTTTTGTCAGGAGAGTATGATAACACCAATCAGGAAATTGTAAAATATATTGTATATTCACATTCTTTCATCCCAAACCGGGAGAAGTTGATTGAAAGAAAAAGCCGTGACAAAGTAGATTACGATGCATGGGAGAGAATGGGATTTCTGACGGTTACCGACACACCGATCGTAGATCAAAATGCAGTTTTAAAATATGTGAAAGATACCTGCGAGAAAAATAAGTGGAACATTGAGTGCTTATGCTTCGATCCGGCAAATGCGGCGAAGCTTATGATGGATTTGTCCAATGAAGGATACGTTGTAGAAGAAGTATTCCAAAGTCATAAATCCCTGAATGAATCTACGCAGGGATTCCGGGAACAGGTGTATAGTAAAAATATTCTCTATACATACAATCCGCTGCTTAATTTTGCAATGAGCAATGCGGTAATACGACAGAATCAGGGATTGATAAAAATAGATAAAGACGCAACGACAAAAAGAATTGACCCGATAGATGCCATTTTATGCGCATTTAAGTTAGCGGTGTATCACGAATTTACTTCCAGCTTTTTGGAAGCGATTGACAAGTTCTTAGAAAGTGAATGGTAGAAATGAAAATTGTAGACAGAATCAAAGGCGCGTGGAATGTACTGATGCACCCGGTGGCAGATCTGAATAGCCCGGAATTGCTGGAGTGGCTGGGAATTGATAGCCGCAATCAGAATCTGATCAGTGAAGTGACCTATTACACTTGCATGAAAATGCTGAGTGAGACCATGGGAAAACTGCCGCTGAAGTATTATCAGGAAACAGACCGCGGAAGAATCCGGGCAGAGCCGGATGAAATGACAAAGTTATTGACAATACGACCAAATCCGATCATGACTCCAACAACATTATGGAGTGCGGTAGAAATGAATTGTCAGCATTATGGAAATGCTTTTGTATGGATGAGAAAAGTATTTAAAAGGAAAAAATACGGAGGAGAATATAAGACATTAGACTTGTGGCTGATGCAGAGCAGCTATGTGACGGTGCTGATGGATGATGTTGGGATTTTCGGAGGAAAAGGGAAAATCTATTATCAGTACAGTGATCCTAAAAGCGGGGAACAGTATCTGTTTAAAAGCGAAGATGTGATGCATTTTAAAACATGGTACAGCCTGGATGGAATCATGGGAGAGCCGGTTCGCAAGATCTTGCAGGACACAGTCGGCGGAGCATTGGAAAGTCAAAACTTTATGAACCGGCTATATGAGCAGGGATTGACTGCAAGTATGGCGATGCAGTATACCGGAGATCTCGATGAAGCGAAAAGGAAGCAACTGGAAAAGAAGTTTGCGAATGCTTTGACGGGCCCGAAAAATGCAGGAAAAGTGATTCCAGTACCGATTGGATTAGAGCTGACACCGTTAAAGATGTCTTTAACAGATGCTCAGTTTTTCGAGTTAAAAAAATATTCCGCACTCCAGATTGCAGGGGCATTTGGAATCAAACCGAATCAGATCAATAATTATGAGAAGTCCAGCTATGCGAACTCAGAAACGCAGCAGCTGGCTTTTTTAGTAGATACAATGGCGTACAGATTAAAAATGTACGAAGAAGAAATAAACTACAAAGCGCTATCCGGACAAAAACAAAAGGATGGATTTTTCTATAAATTTAATGAAAAGGCGATTCTTCGTGCGGATAGCCAGTCTCAGATGGAAAGCCTGACGAAGGCGGTAAACAATGGAATCTATACTCAAAATGAAGCAAGGGAATATCTGGATAAACCGGCAAAAGAGGGTGGAGATGTCTTGATGGTAAATGGAAATTATATTCCGATCACAATGGTAGGAAAGCAGTACGAAAAAGGAGGTGGAGATAATGGCGGTGATTGATGTAAGAGGGGACATTATCCCAAACGACACAAAATGGATTTATGACTGGCTGGAATGGGACAGCACATGCCCGAACGACATCAAAAATGCTTTAGAAACAAAAGAAGCAGGGGAAACACTTACGGTATTGATTAACTCTGGAGGCGGATCTGTAATGGCGGGGCAGGAAATTTATTCACTGCTTTACGGAAGGAATGACGTAGAGATACAAATCCAGTCGATGGCAGGAAGCGCAGCAGGTGTGATTGCGATGTCGAACAGAAGCAAGATCAGTCCGGTTGCGATGATTATGGTACACAACGTATCTATGAGTGGGGCAAGCGGAGATTATCATGCGATGGAAAAAAATGCGGAAGTACTCAGGCAAATGAATGCGGCACTTGCAGCAGCATTTATGGCCAAAACAGGAAAGACGCAAGAAGAGATTTTAGAAATTATGGATCGAGAGACTTGGATGACTGCAAATCAGGCAGTGGAGATGGGATTTGCGGATGAAATGATTTCGGATACTGTAGAGTACACAAATGATTTGTGGGGAATGCGTCTGACGGATGAAATCAGGGAAAAGGTGATCCGCGAGAAAAATGAAAAGGAACACACAGAAGCAAGGAAACAAGAAATTTTAGATGGTTTAGACATGTATGGTGTTTAAGGAAAGGAAGCAATATGAGTGAAAGATTATTAAACCTTTTAGATATGATCAATGCAAAAAAAGCAGAAGTAAAAAATTTGGTAGAGGCAGGGAACTTAGATGAGGCAGAAGCTGCTAAAAATGAACTAAAAAATATGCAGAGAGAATTTGACCTGTTAAAAGATATTGAAGACGCAGAGTTTGAAAATGCGCAACAGCGCGTAAACACCGGAGAAGTGACACCAATCACAAACACAGAAGATAGTGTGGCAGAATTTGCTAATGCGGCAAGACATGGTTTTCGCGTATCAAATTCACTGAGTTCAGGAATGCGTGAGAGTTCGGATCCAGATGGAGGATATATCGTACCAGAAGATATCCAAACAAGAATTAATAGTTGGAAAGAAGCGGAGTTCTCACTGGAATCATTGATTTCTGTAGAAAATGTAAAGAGAAATAAGGGACAGAGAACTTACGAGAAGAGAGCCACGATGACAGGATTTGAAGACATTGAAGAAGGTGGAGAACTTCAGGAGATGGATACACCGCAATTTGAGAGAATCAAATACGATATTCAGGATCGTGGAGGATGGCTGCCGCTTACCAATGATCTGCTAAGCGATACAGATCAAAATATCACAGAAATTATTACAAAATGGATTGCAAGAAAGAGTAATGCAACAAGCAATCAGAAAGTGATCGGCCTTATCAATACAAAAGAGGTAAGCCAAATTGAAACGATGGACGAAATCAAAAAAGCTATCATCGTTACTCTAGGCGCTGCTTATAGAGCGGGATCGAAGATTCTTACAAACGATGATGGATTATTTTTCTTCTCCACATTAAAAGATAATAACGGAAGAGATTTATTGCAGCCAAACCCAATGGATGCAATGCAGATGTATCTCTCTGTGGGGCCGATTAAGGTGCCGATTATTGCAGTACCAAATAAAGTGATTGCATCGGATGTAAAAGAAAAAGGGAAATTAAAGATTCCGATGGTATGCGGAGATTTTAAGGAAGCATTTAAAAAATACGATAGACAGAGAACAAGCATCATGTCATCTAATGTAGCAGTAGCAGGAAGCCTAAATGCGTTCACACAAAACATGACACTGGTCCGGGCAATCGAAAGAAATGACTACAAAGTATTGGACAACATGGCATATACAAATATGCAGATGGTTGTTAATGATGAGTCTGTTATGGGGGAATGATAATTCATAGCCCAAGCAGCGGTCTGTACAGTGCTGGGGAACTGAAAGACATGACCATAAAAGAAATCAGGAAACTGGCAGAAGGACAGGGCTATGAAATTACAAGGACTGCAAAGAAAGATATCATCGAAGAATACATGCGGCAGCAGGAGGAAAAGTAATGTTTGATACGATCAAAGCACGTTGCGGGATTGCGAAGAATGTGAAGATATACGATGATGATATCCACATGTACATGTCAGACAGCCTTTTGGATTTAAGAGATTCAGGAGTGCCGGAAAAAACGATAGAAAATGCGGACGAGCGTGTGATTACTGCAGTGACACTGTATGTAAAGGCACATATCGGGAACGATCGCTCCGATACAGAAAAATATATGAAATTGTACCGGGATAAGGTGTTCCGGCTTACTCTGGATGAGGAGGAATGACAAATGTGGAATGGAAGCATCCAACTGCCAATCCGAAAAGAAGTTTTGAAAAATGAAAACGGGTTTGAGGAAGAAAGGTATATTTTTTCGGAAGGAATCCCAGCCAATGTTACGGATACGACAAGAACGGATGAAACACTTGGAAAGCAATGCGGATATCAAGCGGACATTACGGTGGAAATCCTTGCATGCAATTATTATGGAGAACCCATTTTCCGGGATGAAGCAACCGGGATCGAATACGAAGTAAGAAGAAGTTATAAGCCACCAAAGACGATGAATATCATTTTGACTGGGGAAATGAGGGAACATGGCAAAATTTGAAGCAAAAGGAATCGACGAGATGATGCAGGAACTGAATGCATTGGAGGTAGAAGAGATTGCTCCGAGAATGCTGGAAGAATCTGTACCGATTCTGGAAGAAGCGGTAAAAATAGAAGTGGGAAAGCACAAAGACACAGGAGATATGTACAAATCCATCCGTGCTACGAAAGCAAATAGAAATAAAAATGGATATTATATTTGCGTGAGGCCGACTGGTTATGCATCATTAAAAAAGTGGAAAAATTCGCGAAAGAAACGAAGAGGAGCTAAAAGAGAACGCGTAAGAAACATGGAAAAACTGGTCTATCTGGAGTACGGAACTTCTAGACAGACGGCGCGACCGGTACTGACGCGCGCTGTAAATAAAGCAGAAGGAGCGGTTATTCGGAAAATGCAGGAAGTATTTGATCGGGAGGCTGATGCTATGTGACAGTGTTTGAAAAGATTATAGAGGCGATCGAGCCATTTGGATTTCCGTACACACCGGGAGTTTATAAAGGAGAGGAAAAACACTGGTTTACCTTTAATTATGTGGATGACCGGGGAAATCTTTATGCAGACGATGAGCCACAGAGCGTACTTGCCACAGTGCAGGTACATTTTTTTATGCCGTACAACGAAGATTTTGTACGGATCAAAAATAAAATCAGGGATGCGATTTTCCGGCAGGGATTTACTTTTCCGGAGATCGAGATTTTAAGTGACACAGATCCGCAGATCAGACACTTAGTGTTCGAATGCGAAATAGAAGAGGAGGAATAATATGGCATATATTGGACTTAGAAAACCGATTATTGGAAAAATGGCAACAGAAACAACTTACGGAGAACCGTTCGCGCTTGGAAAAGCAATTGGATTGCAGATCACGCCAAATTATGCAGAGGGATCACTTTTTGCAGATGATGTACAAGCGGAGTACGATAAAGCATTCAGCTTTGCAGAGGTAACATTAAATACCAGTACAATTCCGGTAAAAGCGCATGAAGAGATGTTTGGGCACACGGTTAGCGATGAACTGGAAAAGAAAAGTATAGAATATGACGTGGATGACCAGAACAATTATGTTGGAATGGGGTGGATCACACAGGAAATCGTAAGCGGAGTAAGATCGTTTACAGGCAATTTTCTGTACAAAGTGAAGTTTTCTGAGCCTTCGGAAGATTACTCCACGAAAGGAGAAAACATTGAGTACAAAACTCCAAGCATCAGCGGCAGAGCGGTGGCGAACGAAGAGGGAAAATGGAAATCCGTAGAAATATTTAAGACAGAAAAAGAGGCTATGGATTGGATCAATAAGAAATTCGGAAAAATGGAATAAGAGGAAGAAAAAAGATGTTTGAAGGAGTAAACTATATAGAATTATCTGGCGAGAAACTACCAATCAAATGCGATATGGTAGTATTAGAAAAAATCCAAGAGGAATACAAAGATTTGGATGCATTTGAAGAAAAATTAAACGGATTCACACCAAATCGCAATGCAGATGGAGAGATTGAAACGAACGAAGAAGGCCTGGCAATTGGAACCTTTAGAACCCCGAATATTAAGACCGTAAATCAAACGCTGTTTTGGATGGTACAGGAAGGTCTGGAAATTGAAGCAGAAAAGAAAAAAGAACCGTTAAAAGAGATTGACAAAAAAGACCTACTCAGAAAAATTGACATTACTCCGGGAGAACTGGGGAAAGAGCTACATAAGGAATTTCTAAAATGCTTCGCAAGAAAAAACGCAGTGACCACGCAGAGGGAGAAGACGGAGGTTCCGAGCAAATAAACTTTGCGTGGATCGTGTGTATGGGCATGCAGATGGGATACTCTGAAAATGAGATTGCACACATGTATTTCGGAAAGTGGTGCGATCTATTCACAGAGTATAAGAAGATACATAACATGCGAATGGAGCGCATGATCTTTGAAGAAAAGAAAGTGACTTCCATGCTGGATTTATAAAGGCGTATATGGTAGAATAAAGTCAAGGAGGCAAGGGAAATGGATGAAAAGAAAACAAAAGCAGTAATCTATTTGAAGATCGTCTTTTTGACCATGATATACTTAGGACAGAGACATCCATACATGACAGTTGGGCTGATGGTCTGGTGCATGGGCTGTATTGGTATTGCAATTTCAAGATCGTTTTCTCTTGGTATGATGCTGATTATAGGCGTGGTCGGGATCATAGTCGTTATCCGGTGGATGTTTAACACGCTGGAAGACTTTGGAAGCGAACGAAAAAAGGTGCAAAGGAAATTGAGGAAAAAAGAAGCGTTTGAGAAATATCTTAAGTTTTTGGAACAAGGATTGTTATAGAGCCGCTTACTGTAAAAGGTAAGTGGCTTTTATCAAAAAAAATAAATTTGTCTGGCAAAAGTATTGACATATGCCCGACAAAAGTGTATAATATAATTACAGTTAAGGAAGAACTTAACAAGTAGGCAGGCAAGGAGCCGGAAAGGAGAGCATATGAACGAGATGACAGAAAAAGAAATGCAGACAGTGAAGATGTCAACGCTGTATCAGCTTCGATTAATTATCTCAACGGGGGATAAAACAGAGTATACCAGAGATGAGATTTTGGAACTGCTAGACAAAATCGCAACAGCAAAAGAACAAAATTAAAAAAGCTCTGCTTAATAAATAAGCAAAGCCACAAACAAAAAATGAGCGGTACTTGCCACCGCTCAATACCAATTACAGAATATCACATGGTTAAAAGAAAGGCAAGAGGGGTTCCGGTGGAAAAGAAAAAAATGGGCAGACCAACAGATAATCCGAGGCCAAACAAACTCAGTATTCGAATCAGTGATGAAGATAAGCAAATACTGGAAGAATACTGTCAAAAAGAAAATGTAAATAGAACAGAAGCCATAAGCAGAGGTATTAAGAAATTGAGGTCTGTATTGTAAAAAAGGAAAGTGAGCATCTATCAGAAATGGTAGGTGTTCTTTTTATACTCAAAAATAAGGTGGTGAAAGAATGGGACAGAAGAAAATAGGTGCATTTATTACGCTGAAGGGAGAAAAAGAGTTCCGATCAGCGGTAGCGTCATGCAATAAGAACCTGGCTACAATGAAATCAGAGATGAAGTTGGTGGAGGCACAGACTGCCGGATCAGCTAATTCGCTGGCAACATTGAGAAAGAAGCACGAAACGCTTACGAAAACTTTAGAAGAGCATGAGCAAAAAGAAGAAGCACTGCGAAAAGGATTGTCCCATGCGGAACAAGAATATGAAAGAGTAGGGAACGCTCTTGCAGAATATAAAGAAAAACTTGCCAGGGCAGAGAAAAGTCTCGGTGAAATGGAGCAGGCATCTGATACGACAGAGGAAGCTCTGGAAGAACAGAGTCAGGCGGTTGAGAAACTCAATGAAATTGTAGAAAAAGGAGAATCCACTTATCAGAGGTCAGCGGATCGTGTTCAAGACTGGAAGAAACAGTTAAACAATGCGGAAGCGCAGACAATCCGCACAACTCATGCATTGAATGAGAATGCCGCATATATGAAAGAAGCGGAGCAGGCAACGGATCAGTGTGCTACGAGTATTGATGAGTTTGGAAATAGGGCGAATAACCTCGCTGACGAACTGACAAAGACATCTACAATCATCAAAGCGAATCTTATAAATACGTTAGTAGAATCTGGAAAGAACCTGACATCAGATATGTTCCGAAGTGCAGTACAAGGAACATTAGAACTTCAGGAAGCACAGAACCAGCTACAGGCAAGCACTGGAGCTACCGAGCAGGCGACAGAATACTACGGCGAGACGATGGAAAGGGTGTATAAAGCCGGATATGGCGACTCAATCCGCGATGTAGCTGACGCGATGGCTTTGGTTAAACAATACACAAATGAAACGGATCCATCTAAACTACAAGAACTTGCTGAGGGAGGAATGGTACTCCAAGATGTATTTGGAATGGATCTAAGCGAATCTATTCGTGGCGTTGATGCGTTAATGGAAAATATGGGGCTTACAGCCGGAGAAGCCTTTGACTTTATCACAAAAGGTGCGCAGAACGGGTTGGACAAGTCGGGAGAATTGACGGATAACATTGCCGAGTACAGTTCGCTGTGGGCACAAGCGGGATTTTCTGCCGAAGAGATGTTTACCATTCTTCAGAATGGTCTTGATTCCGGCGCGTACAATCTCGATAAGGTAAATGATTATGTAAAAGAGTTCGGAATATCTATGTCGGATGGTAGGATTGAAGAAAATCTGAATGCATTTTCGAAAGGAACGCAAGATTTATTCCAGGCATGGAAAAATGGAGAGGTAACAACAAAAGAAGTGTTTCACTCCGTCATTTCCGATCTTGCCAGCATGGAAAATCAGCAGCAAGCGCTTACGATCGCAAGCAATACCTGGAGTGCGCTAGGGGAAGATAATGCGATGAAAGTTATCACATCCTTGAATCAGGCAAACAATGCCTACAAGAATGTGAAAGGAACGATGGAAAGCATTAAAGACATTAAGTACGATAGTGTGGCCAATCAATGGAAGACTCTAGGAAGAACTTTCCAGTCAGAAGTAATCACACCAGTACTGAAAGATTTTCTTCCGCCAGCGCAAAAGGGAATGAAAGCCCTTGCGGATAATATTGAGGTGATTACGCCAATAGCAAAAGTGGCAGGAACGACCATCGGAACAATGTTTGTGGTGAAAAAGTCGAAGAATCTGATCAAGGATCTCAAGGAAGTAAAAGAGGGAATTGAAGACACTACCAAGAAGGTATTAACATACATTGCAGCCAAAAAAGCAGAAACAGCAGTAGAAACTGCCAATACTGTGGCGACAACGGCAGAAACAGCAGCAACGGTAGCACAGACTACGGCAACTGGTGCGGCAACAACTGCTCAGGCAGGATTAAATGCGGTGATGACAGCGAATCCGATTGGACTTTTGGTCACTGCAATCGGAACGGCGGTAGGAGCCTTGGCGATATTTTCAAGTACAGCAGAAAACGCAAAAGAAGAAACTGGAGCATTGGGAGAAAAGACCGAAGAAGTCAATGCAAAGCTTCAGGATGCCACGCAGGGGTTGAAAGAATCCATGAAAGGCGTAGAAGAGTCGATGGATTCGCTGAATGCAAAAGAAATGCTATCGAATGATTTGGTCACAGAACTTTATGACTTAGCAGACGGAGCTGGAAGTTCTGCGAAAGAGATTGGAAAAATGCAGATTATTGTAGGGGAATTAAACTCTCTTTTTCCAGATCTGAATTTACATGTAGATGAGAATACTGGGGCTTTAAATAAAAACGAAGCACAGACCAAAAAGTCTATCGAGGCCTCTTTAAATTTTGCGAAAGCGCAGGCGGCTCAGGAACAATCGAAAGATATCATCGAAGAACTTACGAAGGCAGATATTGCAAGATATGAAGCGGAAGCAAATCTGGAAGAAATTGGTACAAAGATTGGGGAGTTGGATAAAAAGAGAAACAAAATCTCTGAGGAAGCAACGAGGGCTACTGAAAAAGGCGAGGCAGCAACCGTTAAATACAATGGAAAGCTGATGGATTCACAAGCTGCTCTGGAAAAAATTGCCGAAAAAGAAAATGCGTTGAATGAGAAACGTGAAGAGCAGGAGAAAAAGTTAAAAACTTTAAATGATACCTACGATGCGGCGAATGAAAAGTATTTAAGCACCAGTGAGTACATACAAGATTTGACTGACAAAATGAATGGCAACACAGATGCAACGAATGACAACACCGAGTCAAAGAAAGGCAATGCTGAAGCAGAACAAAAAAAGCAGGAAGCAGCTGCTATGAGTATCGAAGTAGCAGGCCAGGAAACACAGGCGTATAGAAATCTTTCGGCAGCTCAGCAGGAAATGGCGGTTAATGTAACGAATGGTGTGTTGAGCATGCAGGAAAGCGTGCAGGGAGCATTGCAGTCGCAGATGGATATGTTTACAGCGTTTGATGGTGGTGTGCAGATATCCACAGAGCAGTTGCTGGCCAATATGCAATCTCAGGTTGATGGAGTAATGCAGTGGGAACAGAACTTGACTGCATTGGCCGATAAAGGTATCAATCAAGGAATCTTGCAAAAGCTTTCGGAAATGGGACCGCAGGGTTCTGGATATGTGGCAGCTTTTAATTCGATGACAGATGAAGAATTAAAGAAAGCAAATGAACTTTGGAGCCAAAGTGTTGACATTAAGGGAATGACAGATCAGTGGGGGCAGGAATTGTTAACATCTGGCGCAGAAAATATTGCCGGAGGTATTGAGAATCTTACTCCGCTTATGGAACAGAGTGGAGCTAATACGGTAATGGGACTTGTGAGAGGAATGCAGGAGGCTCAAAGAGCGGCAGAAGCTTCAGGAGAAGATCTCGGTGTCAAGACGATAGATTCCGTAAACAAAGGATTAGGCTGTGCATCGCCATCACGAAAAACGAAAGAATCCGGACAGAATGTGGATCGCGGATTGGTAAATGGAATCAACGCCGGAAAAGGAAGCGTGCAAAGCGCTGCGCAAAGCGTGGCAGTTGCTGTTGTTGGCGCGGTTCGATCGAATTTAAGTGAAGGAAGATTCTATTCCTATGGACACAATGTTTCAGCAGGGTTGGCGTCTGGAATTTTGTCTGGAAAATCACAGGTGATTTCGGCTGCAATTGAAGTTGCAGCAGCAGCGGAGTCGGCGGCAAAGAATAAACTGCAGATCAACTCGCCGTCAAAGGTATTTAAGAGAATTGGAGCAGGGACAATGGAAGGATATGTCCTTGGAGTACGAGGAGAAATGCAGAAGGTAAAATCTACTGTGAATGAAGCTATGAACCTTGGAGAAGGAAGAGGAGTCAGAAAAGTAGAGATACCCGATAATAATTACAGAGAGCTTGTGAACGTAATACAGACGGCAGCAGAAGGAAGAAATGAAACACAGCAGATTACAGTGATGATTGGGAACGAAAAAATTGATTCCTACATCATGAAGACAGTAAAAAAGGGAATTTACAATGAACAGCTTGGAAGTCAGGGGGCAAGAGGAAAACGATGTTTAGCATAACCAGAAATGGAATTAACAGTAAAATACTAGGATTTGGGATTAAACAGAGGCCGAATATACCTGCACCTGAGTTTCGATACGAGGAGATTGAAGTTCCGGGAAGAGATGGAAATCTAATCATTGAAAGTGATGAGGTAGAAGATATAGAAATCGAGGTTACAATAAACTTTATGACTCACCCAGATTTGTGGGCAGAAAAGTTTCGCCAAGCGAAAGACTGGCTGCTGAAAAGAAGAGACCGCGAGCTAATCTTCAGCGATGATGAGGAAATGTTTTATAAAGTCAAACATACGCAGATTGATACCGCAGAAAGGACGGTAAGACGTCTAGGAGAATTTGCAGTAACCTTTCTTTGCGAAGGATATCAGTATCGCAGAGATGGGCAATATGAGCATGAATTAAACGAGATCCAGTACAATCCGTATGTAAAGTCACATCCGATTTATAAAATAAAGGGGAATGGGACATGCAGAATTTATGCAAATGGAAGTGTAATGACAGCAGAAGTGCAGGGAAATTTGATAATAGACACAGAGAGAATGCTCACCTATACGGAAGCAGGAGAATTGAAAAACGTATCGGTAACTGGAAAGTATAAGAGCCTTTATTTGAAAGAAATGGAGAATAATGTGACGTGCAGTCCGGGGTTTGAAGTGAAAGTTATTCCGAACTGGAGGTGTCTGTAAATGATAGAAATCTACAGTCCGGAAAATACAAATTATGACAAAAACGGGAACATGCCACTTATACCAAGCAAAGCTACAATCAATGTTGTACTAAACGGAAGCTGGACAGCTACCTTAAAGCATCCAATTGACCAGGAGGGACGATGGAAATACATTGAGGATAATGCCGTAGTAAAGATGCCGTCTTTTAATGGCATTCAACTATTCCGGGTTAAGTCTAAGAAAAAGAGGGAATCCGATATACAAGCCACGCTAGAACCCATTTTTCTGGATGCCCTAGGAGAGTGCTTCCTGGTAGATGTAAGACCTACGGAAAAAAACGGGCAGGAAGCATTGGAATACATGCTGGAGAAATACCCCAAATATAAGGCGCAATCCAATATCTTAAAAAAAGAAACTGCTTACTATGAGAATAAAAATTTTATTGAAGCAGTCAATGGAGAAGAAGGAAATGCCTTTGTAAACCGGTGGGGAGGAGAAATCATTTACGATAATTATAAGATTATTATAAATGAGCGCGCCGGAATGGATCGGGGAGTACAGATCCTTTACGGGAAAAATGTTGCAAAGGATGGGTTTTCAGAAGAAGTGGACATGAGAACCACCGTGACGCGAATTGTACCACAAGCGTACAATGGGAGAATGATCCGAGGCGAAAGACCATGGGTAGACTCGGAGCTTATCGGAAAGTATCCTGCCATTTACACAGAATTAATGAAATTTCCGGACATCAAAATGCGGGATGATGCCAATGAAGATGATGCAGAAAAGGGAATTATTATTTGCGACACCCAAGAAGAATTGGAAGATGCGTTGATCACTCGTTGCAAAGAGCAGTTCGCAGCAGGGGCAGATAAACCAACAGTAAACATTTCTGTAGATATGATTGCATTGGAAAATACAGATGAGTATGAAAATGTAAAGAACCTAGAAACGGTATCACTTGGAGATACGGTACACTGCAGACATGATAAATTAGGTATCGTAACAGATGCAAGAGTTGTTGAACTGGAATACGATGCAATCAAGGAGCGGGTAGAAAATGTGGAGCTAGGGAATTACCAATACGACTACTTCGGAGAGTTATCGAGGATGGCTGCAAGAGTAGGCGGGGCAATCAGATCAGACGGAACAGTGGCAGCAGAAGTTGTATATGGAGAAATGAGCGACATCAGAGGCCGAACGATAACTCTCGGAGGTGGAAACACTCCTGGGAGCATGGAAATCAGGAATGCAAGAAAAAGAGTGGTAGGAGGAATGACGGATGCAGCAGATGCAGAAGATGATCTGAAAATATGGACCTTTGATAATATGCATTTGACGATCGGGAAGAACATGATTATAAACCGGCAGAAGACATTAAGCGGGAAAGCTATTTTTTCGGATGAAAGCTACTTGGAATTTGAAAATGGATTGCTTGTCAGAGGGAAGACTGCAAACGGCGAAGTAGTACAAGAAAGACAGAGACTATTCGCGACAAGAGGATATATCGAGAACGGCACTGAATGTGCGAAAAAATTAAATCAACAATATGGGTGGAATAGAAATGCGATTGTGGCATGGCTGGCCAATGCACAGCAGGAAAGTTCTCTTGATCCGGGAGCGTTTCAGGGTGGTTCCGGAAACTGGAGTCAAGGTGTAGGCTACATGCAGTGGACTCCAGGAACGAATCTGCAGATTAGAGCGCAGGCGATCGGCCGAACGGATTACCTTACCACTGACTGTCAGCTTGCAGTAATTGACTATGAGAGGAGAAATGGACTCCAGTATTATCCGACAGAATCATATAACATTACGTTTGATGAATTTATAAAATCATCTGCAGATGTGGAATGGCTCACAATGGCATGGTTAAAAAATTATGAGCGTGCCGGAATTGAAGCTGCAGGAAACCGACTGCAGTATGCAAGAGAATGGAACAACAGAATTGACAACATTTTGAAAAATGTCGTAGAAGAAGCTGTGAAATGGGCGATTGGAATTGCGAATGATGATAGTCATGGGTATGATCAGGGGCATCGAGATGGACCAGATTACGACTGCTCGTCTTTAATATGCTGGGCATACTTTAATGCCGGTTTAAATACAAGACCGGGATATACACCTGCAACCTTCACAATGAGGGAAGTATTTATGGCGGCAGGGTTCGAAGATGCGACATCGCAAATAAATCTATCCACTGGCGAGGGAGTTGTGAGAGGAGACGTTCTTTTGAATATACAGAATCACACTGCGCTGTCAATTGGAAACGGACAACTTGTGCAGGCGAGCCAAAACGAGATTGGAGGCATTATCGGAGGACAGACAGGAGATCAGACTGGCGGAGAAATCGCGACAAGAAGTTATTACAATTATCCATGGGATTGCGTATTAAGATATCCGCAATATGCAGGTCCAGGACCGGTAGAAGGGCTGGCTTTTGTGAAATGGATTGCCAAAGAAAGGGGAGAAAGAGATGGAAGCAACAACGATAATCAAAATTGATGCAAGGAATCCAGGACTGCCACCGAGGATATTTGCAACACAATATGATTCTGGGCGAAAAATAAGATGCTACATCGCGGGAGTAACTGGGAATGCAAGCAGAGCTCGAATTTATTGTGTAAAACCGAGCGGAAAAGAAACCTATTCGGACGGAGCAATGATAAGTGAGACATGCGTGGAATTTGAAATGACAGAGCAAATGCTTGCAGAAATCGGCGAAACGAAAGGACAGATACATTTAGTAGACACAGAGAGTTCGGTGACGACGTTTGATTTTGGAATAGAGGTCAGAAAAAATAGGATTGCGGAATCGGCAATAACATCCTCTGATGATTATAAAGCATTAGTCGAAGCGTTAAAAAAATTAGAAGGATACGATATAGTTGAAATCACGAACAGTGAGATTGATTCCCTCCAAAATACTTTATAAGAGAAAAAAGAGGGAGGTGAAAAAGAATGCTGATAGCGAGTTTTAATAAGACAGACTATGTAAGAATAGAAGGACTAACACAATGGGATAGAGGAAGAAAGCTGAAAATCTGCGGATTAGACATAGAACAAGATCTGATAGAGGTGCATTTTGCTGTAGACGGAGGAAAAGAAGCAATCAGAGAGCTTGGAGTTGTGAATGACAGAGAAGTGATTGCGGATATCCCGGATACATTACTGAAAATAGGAAGGAGTATTAAAGCCTACGCATACATATCCACTCAGGAGCAGGGAAAAACAATTAAGACAGTAGAAATGCCTGTGGAGAAACGCGCAAAACCGCAGGAATATGAAGAGCCAGAAGAGAAAGAGATTTTAGGGGAATTACTAGAAAAATTAAATAAAAAAGGAGAAGAGCTTCAGCTGAATGGAAAACAGTTGAAGCTCTTGTCGAATAAGAAGCCAATCAGTTCTGTTGAGTTGCCAAGCGGAGATGGAACTGTGGTGATAGAATCAATTACCAATCCAGAAATTGATGAAATAATGAAAGGAGAATAAGGAAGATGGCGAAACAAAAAGAAACAGAAGCTGCTGTATTAGCAACGGGGAAAAAGTATTTAGACCAGGAAGGTCTTGCGCACTTAGTGCAGAAAAATGACGAAAGATATGTACGACAAGAAGAAGGAAAAGGTTTATCAAAAAATGACTTTACGGACGAGTACAAAAAGATTGTGGATGATTTAAACTATAAGAAAATTACAATTAACAGCATGACAGCCACGAATAGTAATAATGAGATTGGAGCAACAGTAGCAGCGACAGATGTTACATGGACTTTGAGTAAGGAACCAAAAACACAGAAAATTAAATTTGGATCAGAAAACGAAGAGATTTTAGGCAACAGCCTTAGAAAGAAAAATTACACCGGAAAAGCAATCAAAACAAACACAAACATCGTGCTGACTGTAACGGATGAAAGAGATGCAATCGTAACAAGAACAGTAGGAATTACATTCCAACCAAAAGTATATTGGGGCAAAAGCAACAAAGAGCAGCTGGAAAATGCAGATATTCTTGCACTGGAAGGATCTGCGCTTGCATCAGGAAAAGCAAGGAGCTTTACAGTAAACGCTGGGGAAGGCGAAAAGATAGTGTATGCAATACCTTCTTCTTTCGGAACTCCTACGTTTAATGTAGGCGGTTTTGACGGTGGATTTAAGAAGCTTAAGACATTATCATTCACAAACGCATCAGGTCATACTCAAAATTATGATATTTGGGTATCTGTAAACGCAGGACTTGGATCAACGGCAGTGACAGTAAAATAAGGAGGTTAAGGCATGGCACAAAGTATCGAAGGTGGAGTTGTAATCGTAAATACTTTATCCACAAAAAATAATGGGAACTATCCACTATGCATGGCGGAAAGCGTGCAACTAAAAGAGGGAAAAACAGTAGAAGAGAAAATCATAGAACTGGAAGCAGGAGCTGGCAATGAAGTTATCAGCAACGAAGAAATTGACAGTTTATTTTAAGGAGAGATCAAAATGAATTATGAAGAAGCCGGGATAAAAATGATTTCCGAATTTAAAAAGAAAATATATCAAAGAAGGTTTGATCATAAGTATTTTGACAAGAAAGGAGCGTTGCTCCTTTCGACTCTTGCGTATCTAAATGGAATACATGCCGCAGGAGCAATTACAACAGAAGAAATGGTAAAAATTAAAAGGAAAATGATTGAAGAGATAGAAGGAGAATAAAGATTATGGCAAAATTCTTAGACTTAAATGGATTGACACACGTTATTGATAAGATTAAGGAATGGACAAACGGATCTTTCCGGAAAAAAACAGAAAAAGTAGTTTCGACAGATGTAACTTATAATGGCAAAACACTTGACGAAGCAATTAAAACAGGAGAATTTAAAGGGGAAAAAGGGGATGCTGGAGCAGCAGGACCACAAGGACCAGTAGGACCAGCGGGACCGGCTGGAGCTAAAGGAGAGCAGGGTGCACAAGGACCGCAAGGACCGGCAGGCGAAGCATTTAAAATCGCCAAAACATTTACATCTATAGCAGAAATGAATAAAGGGTTTGCGACAGACGGAGTAAAAACGGGACAATTTGTTGTGATCGACACCGGAAACGTACAAGATGAAGACAATGCAAAATTGTATATGAAAGGGGCAGAGTCCTATACATATATCACAGACCTCTCCGGAGCCACTGGATTAACAGGGCCGCAAGGACCGCAGGGATTGCAGGGAGCTGCTGGACCGGCAGGGCCGGCTGGAGCCAAAGGAGAACAGGGCTTACAAGGACCAGCAGGAGCTAAAGGCGAAAGAGGAGAAACAGGACCGCAGGGCCCACAAGGATTAAAAGGGGAAAGAGGAGAAACGGGACCAATGGGACCACAGGGACCTGCTGGATCAGATGCGAATGTAGAACAGATCACCAACGAAGAGATTGATTCGTTATTCCAAGCATAAGGAGTTGAGTAAATGAAGATTTTAGGATGGACAGGGCTGCAGCATTTTTATAAGAGCTATATCGTACCGATGCAAGAAAAGCTAACAAATGTCGTTACGAAAAGCATGATGTCCAATCAGCAAATAAACAACACAGGAAAAGTCCCAACGAGCGCCTTGGCATACAGCATGCAGCAGTCAATCACGAAATTAAATAATGATTTAATTAGTGGACATACAAAGCTGACAGAGGACATTTATGGGTGCATAAAGTAAATAATGATTTAATTAAGAAAACCTACACATTACAGTCTACTGATTGGAAGAATCCGACATATACAATAGAGGTTATTGCAGGAGTTGTATATATCCATTATCACGCGCTCGTCTCAGATGCCTCAGGAAAATTTGAGTATGGAATCGCTACGCTGCCAAGCGCTGTAAGGCCTAAAAAAGAGATTAAAAGCAGCGCTTGGTGTGCGGATGGAATGGGAGAGCGTATTGCTTGCTCTATTAAGATTAAAACGACAGGTTCCATCCATTTTATTGCAGCCAAAGCTTTTGTAGAGGCAGGATTTACGATTGCCTATCCTCTGTAAATTGCTATTTAATTA